GCCCGTCCGGAGCCCGTAGGCGTACCGGAGCTCCGCCTCGGTCATGGGCCCGGGCCCGCCGATCCCGCTACCCGTCTCACGCATCATCGGAGCGTCTCGATAACGAGCCATGACGGAGGCGGGAGCCCGGGCGCGCCGCGGTAGATACACGCGGCGCGGTCGCATACCCGGCCGCGGCGCCGCACGAGGACGTGGCAATGCGACCAGGTCGGCCATATGTAGCGCGTCATCGGAGCGACCCGGCGAGCCCGACCAGGATGACGACGAGGACGATCCCGACGACCCGGGCCCGGTCGGACCAGGATGCGCGGAGGAACGAGAACCCCTCCGGATAGTGGGACCACGAGGGACGGTCACGCCTCGTCATTGCGCGGACCTCGATCGTAGCCATAGCGGCGCATCATCTCGCCGAACGACGGGCGTCGGCCGTCCGAGGTCGGCCGGAGGCGCGGCTCCGGCCGCTCGTGCCACGGCGTACGGTCCCGCTTCGTCGGAGGCGGAGGCGGCTCGGGTTCCTCGAGCTCCTCGGCCGCAGGACCCTCGTCGTCGGGCCACGCGGCGAGCTGGAGCACGGCGACCGCGGCCGGGCGCATCCGGCGCGTGAGACCGACGCGGATCGGGTGCGTACGCCAGCGGCGCACGCCGAACGTGAAACGGATACCGCCGTCGCGGCCAAGTGTCGCCTGTATCGCGATGACGCCGAGCGCGGCGAGCCTGTGCACGAGCCTGTGCGCGGTACCGGGTGAGCGGCCGAACGAGCGGAGCGTCGGCGCGTCATGCCACGCCCGGGACGGGTGGCGGATCGCCGCGGCGAGCGTGCGCCGCGCGTGGTCCTGCCCGGAGCCGAGCCGTACCGTCGAGCCCCATCCGGGCGAGGATACATAACTCACCTTATCGGTATACGGGACCGTATACACGCTCACGCTCCCGCCATGTGGACGAGGCGCGCGCCGAGCGTGCGATACGCCGCGCGCGTGAGCTCGTCGGCGAGCGTCTCGTCGTCGAGCTCGAGCCCGGCGCCCACGAGTACCGCGTGCACCGCGCTACGTACCTCGAGGAACGTCGAGCGGCCGGAGGCGTACGCTCCGACGTCCTCGAGGCGTGGCGGTCCGAGCTCGAGCTCGATCCGGGCTAGCAGGGTAGGGGAGGCGCGTCGCGATCCGTTCGCGACCGCGGATAGGTACGTGCGCTGTACGCCGAGCCGCTCGGCGAGCCATGCGATCGAGCGACCGTCGGAGCGTAGCCTCGCGGGCCAGTCGCCGAGCTCGGCCGTCGTGGGGTGGGCCATTGCCTTATCCTCGGTACGGGTTTTGACAGAACCCGTAGAGGGTAGCGCGTCGATATCCTCCGCGCCGACCCTCCGAGCGACGGCCGTCCGGACCGGGCGGCCGTTACTCGTTAACGACCAGGTACGCCGGGGAACCCGGGGGGGGGACTGGACGCCCGGCGTACCCGGTCGCGTCGAATGTTCGCACCCTAGGTACGGACTAGTAGTACCCGCCTAGCCTTTAGGAGCTAGGCGGCGGGTACTACGGGTGCGAACATTCGCGCCCGGGCGGGTCGCGCGGATCGCGCCGCTCGCCCGGTCTAGCGCCACGCGGCCGCCCGCCACGAGCTGGTATCCCACGCGGCCGGGACTCGGAGCGCGGCGAGCGCGTCGGCGACGGGCGGGAGGAGCCCGCTCCGGGCCCACGCCGCGGGCGCACCGGGCGCGCACGGGTCGTCGTCGTCGACGATCGCGTCCGGGTGGGCCCACGAGCCGACGTCCCATCGGTCGGCCGCGGTCGGCCGCGGCGCCCGGAGCCATTCGAGCCATGCGCCGACGGCCGCATCGCCCGCCATCGTGACGGCGAATGTCTCGGCCGCGCGGAGCTCGAGCTCGGAATAGCACGGCGCCGGAGGCGGCGCCGGAGGCGGCTCGGGCTCGGGTGGCGGCGCGTCCTCCCATTGCTCGATCGTCGAGGAATGCTCGCCGTCTCCCCATAGCGCGGGCTTGACCTGTGACCAGGGCGCCCACGGCGCCCGGGCGCCCTGTGAGTAGAGCGGGTCGAAGAACCCGACGAGGTCGCCGTCCTCGCGCCACCCGAAAAGGCATACCGAGTGTCCGAACGAGCCGCCTTGCACCTTGAGCCATCCCGGGAGGTCGGCGTACTCGAGGTTGACGACGACCGCGTACCCGGCGCGGAGGCGTCCGGGTATCTCGTCGCGGGCGAGCGGGTCTAGCTCGACGTCCCATGCGCGACGGGCGCCGTCGCGGAGCTCCGAGGCGCGGCTCCCGTTATCGTGCGGGCGCCCACCCTGCGACCGGATCGGGTGGGCGGCGCCGGACATATTGACGGGCGTCCCGCCTCGAGCGGCGCGGACCGCCATCGCGGCCGAACAGTACCCGCAGCATACGTACGGGCTCTCGGTCGTCTCGGTGATGACGACCAGGTCCGGCCGGAGCCCGGTCACCTTGCCGTGGTTATAGTCCGGCGCCGCCTTGCCTCCGGTCGTCTCGCGCGCGTCGACGACCTCGCGCTCCCGGAGACGCCAGTACCAGAGGAATAGCGGGCGGAGCCATCGGCGACGGTAGAGCGGCGTCACAGGACCACGGCGAGCGCAAGCGCGATGATCGCGAGCGCGAGGAGCGTCGGGCCGAGCCCGGCGAACGATGCGACGGCGAGGATTAGCGCCGCGACGGCGAGTATCCGCTTGATCGTGGGTAGCGTGTCCACGGGATCACGCCCGCGGTCCGACGGCTTGCCAATAGACCGTGACGGTACCGCCCGCGAGGACGCCGCCGTCGCGCCGAAAAATGCCGATGACGACCGACGTCGTCGACGCGACGCCGACGCCGCTCGCGATGTGCACCGCGCCCGCGAGCGCCATCGCCGTTACCGCGGGCGCCGCGGCGAACGGGCGCGGGAATGTCACGGTCGTATCAACGCGCGTCCCGCTCGTCGGGATCGTGGCGGTAAACGAGCCGCCCTGTATGTCCTGTGCGACGGCCGTATCGTGGGCGACCTGTCCCCATGCCGTTTCTATCGGTACGCCGCTCGTCGGTCTCGCCGGTACTGCCATGTCGGACCTCCCTAGTCGAATACCTCGAGGACGAGGACGAGCTCCGGCCGCGCCGTCCCGCCTTGCTCGACCGGCCATACCTCGCCCGTGTTGCTCCCGGAGCTCGACGCCTCGTACAACGCTAGTCCGCGCTGCGCCTGTCCGCTACCGCCGATCGAGGCGGGCGCCCACGCCCGGACCAGGGCCGTTACGCCGATCGACTTGTCGACTCCCTCGCCCGTCGGCATCGCGGACGTGACGGCGCCCGAGGTCGTCGTCGTCGGGCCCGGCCATACGACCGCGTTACTCCCGCTCGGCGAGCTCGAGGAGCCCGCGGACCAGGAGCCCGTAATGCGCCGAACCTGTGTTTTCGGCGAGCTCCCGAACCCGACGCGAACCTGCGAGGTCGTCCGGACCTTAAGCGTCGCCGAGACGATCGCTCGAACGTTTGTCCACGGGATCGACGGGAACGCGATCAACCCGCGGTACTGCCATCCCTGCCACGTCCCGAACGGGAGGCTATTCGCCGCTCCGGCGCCGTATTTCGCGCCGCCCGACGTCAACGCGACGAGCGCGTCCGAGCTCGCGACATAGGTCCGGGTCTCGGAGTGATACGGGTTCGGCGGCGGGATCGGCGGCTCGACCGGAGGCGGCTCGATCGCGTCCCATTCGACGCGCGAAATCATGGTGACGAGCTCCCAACGCCACCCGCCCGAGGTAACGGCGACCGTCGCGCCGATCATCCCGGCGTCAAGGTCGACGGGCTCGCCGTGCGCGTCGTCGCGGACGCGGACGACCGACGGGCCCGCGAGCGTCCCGGCGAGGAGCGCGTCGAGCTCCGCGGGCGTATACGGGCGGATCGTCCCGACGTCGAGCCCGAGCCCGGCGTCCGCCCGATCGGCGAGGACGCGGCTCGACCAGGTCGCGAGGTCCGGGAGGACGCGGTCGACGTCGAGCGGCCGCGGACCGTACCGGTTGACGCTCACGTCATCGGAGACCGGCGCCGACCAGGTCGTACCGCTGGTATAGGCGCGGATACGGTTCCGGATCGCGTCGGCCGAGCTCGTCGCGACGATCGTCGAGAGTCCCTCGAGCCATACGTCCGCGGGCTCCGCGTCGGGCGGAGGACACCCGACGGCAAACGCGGCATCGGGGAACGATCCCCAGGAGCGAAACCGGACGGTACCGGACGGGTCGAGCCATACGTACGTGAGCGCGTCCTGTGCGGCGTCGGATATGACCTGCCACGCCGGGCGCGCCTTGCCGTCGTGCGCGGCGACGGGCGGATCGGCGTCGGGATCGGTCGCCGCCTCGGGCTCGACCGGGACCAGCGTCGAGAGACCGACGGCCGCGACGACGGCGCGCGTCCGGGCCCGGAGGGTATTGGGGAGGACGGTAGCCTCCGGGAGCTGTACCTGTGCCAGATAGGCGATACCGTCCACCGCCCGGATACGGCCGCGAGCCGTCGCGAGGTCGTATGTCGCCTCGTCGATAAACGCGGTCGCGGCCGGGAGGTCGCCGGACGGTACGAGCCCGACGATCCGGACGGGCGTACCCGGCTTGACGTAGCCATAGAACGGCGACGCCGCGTTAAGCGGGTCGAGGTTCCGATCCGGGTCGATCGTCGAGAGGTCGACCTGTCCCGCCTCCGCGGCCGAGAGGACGCCCGCCTCCGCGCCCGCGCCCCATTTGTACGTCGCCTCCGCGACGTCACACCCGACACTCTGCCACGAGGGCGAGCCCCATAGCGCGCCGTCCCATGTCGAGAGGTCCCAACGGCCGGAGTCCCCTCCCGCGGCGAACAGGGAGACCGTTACGGACTCGGCGCCCGGGCCGATGCTCACCCGATCGCCCACCCGGGCGCGGCCGGGATGACACCGCCGTTGATCCGGGTAACGCGCCGGAGCGCGCGCACGACGGCGCGCTCCGCCTCGATCGAGTCGCCCGTCGTATACACGTTGATCGTGGGCGAGACGACCGAGGAGCTCGAGCCGCCCGCCCGCGTCGACGCGCCGCTCGTCGAGCTCGAGGAGCTCGAGAGGAACGGGAGCGACGGCATCTTGAAGTCCTTGAGCGGGTTGAGGTTCTCGAGGAACCTCGCGACGGCGCCGATCGCGTCGCCGATCCAAGAAACGAGCTTGACGAGCCACCCGACGACCGTGACCAGGACATTTGCGACGATCCCGAGCGCGCCCGCGAGGAGCTTGACGAGCGGGATCAACGCCGGGAGGAGCGCCTTAACGAGCGTCCCGAACGCCTCGACGATCGGCAGGAGCGCCGGGATGATCGCGTCGAGGATCGGGAGGAATACCGAGCCGATCGTCTCGGAGAGCTCGCCGAGCGAGTCGCCCGCCCGCTTTTGCATACCCTCGCTCGACTCGGCGTACAGGTCGGCTTGACCGGCCGCGGCCGCGGTCGCAGCTGCGAGCGTGTCCGACGCGGTCGCGCCTTTCTCGAGACCAGGTACGAGCTTGCGTAGCGCGCCATCCTGCCCGGATTGCGCTTTCGCGATCGCGTCGGCCGCGGTCGCGAGGTCGACGCCCGCGAGGCGTGCAATGTCCTGTGCGGGCCCGAGGAGCTCGGTCGCGGCCGTGACGTCGCCCGTCGCCGTCACGAGCGACTGCATCGCGTCGCGGGTCTCGGAGTCCGAGAACGCGCGCGCCTGTCCGAGCGCGATCGCCTCCTCGACCTGTGCATTGCTCGTCGCCGTCGCGGCTCCGGCCGCGGCGATCGCCGCCTCGAGCTTGCGCTGTTCGTCACGGTCGGCCGCGGCCGCCGACGTCATGCTCGCGATGGCGCCCGCGGCGATCCCTGCCACGCCCGCGACGGCCGCTATCTTGATCGCCGAGCCGCCGAGCGCGTCGCCGAACCCGCCCGCCTTGCCTTTCGTATCGTCGAGCGTGTTTGCGAGCTTGCTCGCGTCTCCGATGATCTCGACGACGAGCCCGATCATCCCGCCCGCCTCCGGACCGTGCGCCTCGTCGCGCCGCGCGGCGCCGGGCGGAGCTCCCGGTATGCGTCGAGCTGCGCGAGCGTGAGCTCGCCCGCGGCGTCGGGCGGGAGCCCGGTCGCGAGCGACGCCTCGACCGAGGCGCGCGCGGCCGCGTCCGCCTCCGCGTCGGCCGTCTCGAGGTCGAGCGCGAGGTCCCACGCTTGCGCGGCCGACCAGGTTAGCTCCGGGTCGAGGCGTCGGCCGAGCTGGTAGGCGATCGCGTACAGGAGCGTGACGGCCCGTTCGAGCGTCTCCGGCGAGCCGTTATGCGACGCGACGGCTCGGAGGAGCGGGCCGATATCCGCCTCCGCGATCCCGGCGACCGCGCACGCCCGAGCCCGCTCGAGGATCGTGAGGCGCCGGGTATCGGCGAGCGTGAGAACGACGCGCACGGGCTCCGGGTAGTCGCTCACGTGGTCCCGAACCCGATCCGCTTCGCCTCGCGCTCGATCCCGTCCTCGTACCCGGCGACGACCTCGCGCTCCGACGCCTCGAGCGTGTCCCGGACCATGCGGGCGGGCGGGATACCGCGCGACGGGTCGCCGTACTCGACGACGCCCGCGTATTCCTCGCTCGACTCGATGACGCCGCGGTCCGGTTGACCTGTGCTCGACCAGGAGCCCGCGAGCGCGCCCGAGCGGACGGGCGTCCGCTGGACGATCCCGGGTACCAGGTCGGCCGCTACGGCCGCGTGCGCCTCGGGCATCGCCGAGACCCGGTCGCGGAGCTGGTCGAGCCCGCGCTCGAGCTCGCGCGAGTCGACCTTGATTCCTCCGCTCACGCGGCCGCGTCGTCGGCCGCGGGGAACGCGGCGACGATCTTGGTCGGCTTGTTCGAGCACGCGAGCGTGACGTCGAGCTCCGCCCATTCGTCGACCGGACCGCCGTAGTTGCCCGCGACGAGCGTTACCTCGCCCGCCATGCCCGGGAGCGCCGTCGAGGGGACGACGTCGTCGCCGTGCGCCTGATATTGGAACGTCGCGAGCTCGCCGTCGTGGTCCCAAAGGAACGCGGCGAGCCCGTCGGTCGCGTCCCAACGCTGCGCCGCGACGAGATGTAGCGCGTACGTCGTCTTACCGCGGCTCGAGTACGAGCCCGACGGGCACAGGGTCGAATACGTGACCTCGTCGCCCGCCGTCGGGACGATTTCGGCCGTACTGACGTCGCAGTTGTATTCGACGTACGTCCCGCCCGAGACGAGCGAGAGCTTAAGCGAGACGTCCCGCATAAATAGCGGCGTCGACATTCCGGACCTCCCTTACGAGCTCGTATGTTGGATTGTCGCGATCGAGGCGAACGCCGCGCGCGTCCCTGCTACCTCGGTCTCGACCGGCCGGGCCCATGACGGGAGCTCGCTCGAGCGGCCGAGTCCCTTAAGCGCGACGTCGACCAGGTCGACGAGTGTCGCGAGCTCGTCGTATGCCGCGTTACGGTCCGCGGCTCCGGCGATCGCCGTTAGGCGCCATCGGGATACGCGGCCGCGGGTACCGGCGAGCCTGTGCGGCTCGGACCACGGGTCGCCGGGCTCGACGAGGACGCACGGGGTCGCGATCCGCCCGGTCGTCGCCGTCCGGACTCCCGCGGCCGCGAGCGCCGCGACGATCGCCGCCCGCTCGTCGGCGAGGCGGCTCACGCGATCCCTACGGTCGCATAGCGGGCGATGATCGGCGCGACGGTCTCGAGGTAGTCCGCGACGATCCGGCGCGCCGCGTCCTGTCGGTCGACGAGCGAACCCTCGCGCGCGGTGTACGCCTCGCCTCCGGCCGTGAGCGCGGCGCGCACGAGCTCGGCCGGGAGCGGCTCGACCAGGTACACGGTCCCGACGAGCCGCGCGTCGAAACCCTCGTTAACGGCGGTCGCGCATTGCTCCGCCCACGCTTGATCGCTCGCCGTCCCGGGAGCGGCGCCTACGTGCGCCAGGATCGCCGCTCCCGTGGTCCATTCCATCGGACCGAGCTACTTCGACTTACGCGAGGAGCTCTCGTCCGCCTCGGGGTCCTCGAACACGAGCGTTGACTTAACGATGCCCTTCGGGATGTAGACCGCGGACGTCCCCATGCCCCAAATAGCCACGTTCTGGCCGAGCTTAGCCACGTCCTCCGCGCTGATCGGAAACGGACCGTCCTCGTGCCACCCGGCCGCCTCCGCGTTTGTGACCAGGTGCGTATTTCCGGCGAGGTACGGCGCCCGCACGATCGGGAGCCCGGAGACGTTGATCGCGAGCGATGACGCGGTCGCCGTCCCTGCGACGTTCGAGGTCCCGTACGGGGTCGGCCAGAGATTCGCGAGACCGCCGAGCCGAGCGAACTCGGCCGAGCTCACGAGGTCGACCGTCGCGGGCGAGCCCGTCGCGTCCTCGACCGACGCCGATGCGGCGAACAAGAACGCGCGAACCTGATCGGCGGTCGCCGTCGCCGTGAGGACGGCCGTCGTCCCGGCGCCCGCGGCGAGCGCCGTCTCGAATGCCGCCTCGGTCGCCCGGGCGTAGCAGATCGCGAGGATGCGGAGGTACGCCTCCCTGTACGCGGGCCGCGACCGTCGAATGAGCTGGTACGAGACGTCCGAGCCGCCCGCATAGGTCGCGATCTGCGAGGCGCCCTTAAGGATTTTGACGAGGACGCTCGCGATCTCGGTCTTTTGCGTCGCCTGTACGGCGACGACGGTATCGAGGTTTAGCGCCGGATCGAGGTACGGCCAGTCGAGCTCCATCCCGGTATCGCCGAGCGCGCGCGGACCGCCGAGCGCGTTGACCGCGGGCCGCGGCCGCCCGATGATCCCGGCGATTTCCGAGAGCCACGACGGCGGCATGACGCCCGGGTTGATCGAGGCGATTTGATCGACGAGCGCGCGCGCCATGAGCGGCGCGGCGTCGGGATCGGCGAACGCGGCATCGGCGTAGGCGACAAACGACGGGTACCGGTCGAGCGGCGAGCTCGAGGCGCGCGACCCGCCTCCCGCCTCGAGGAGCGCCATCCGGCCGACCAGGTCGCCGCGGAGCGATTCCATCCGGGCGAGGAGCTCGGGCTCGCTCGTCGAGACGCGGTACGCGCGGGCTCCCGCGGGAGCGGGCTCGGGATCGGGCTCGGGCGTGGGCTCGGGCTCCGGCGTCGGATCGGTCTCGCGCTGCATTGCTCCTCCTGTCGCCGATCGGACGGCGAGTACCTCGGCGCCCGGGTAGGCGCCTCGCTCGACGATCCCGACGCGCACGAGGCGGACGCGGGAGCGTTCTAGAACCCCGTTGACGACGCGGGTCGCCTCCGGGATGGGCTCGAATACGGCCGACGCCGCTCGGTATGTCCCGTCGGTCGCGAGCTCGAGGAGCTCGTCGCCGTCCCGGGTACGTGAGACGCGGAACGTTGCGTACGCGCCGTCGTCGCGATCCTCGAGCGAGACGCCGCGCCCGGCGAGCCGTACGCCCGGTTGATTCCCATGCGGGCCGATCGCCTCGAGCGTGACGTCGGCCGCGCGGGTACCGCGGAACGCGCCACGCCGGAGGATTTCGGGACCCTCCGCCGTATTCCCGACGACCCCGTACGGCGCGACCCGGAGGTCGACGAGCCGCTCGGACTCGGATCGGACGCGGAGCTCCGCCTCGTGGGCGGCGCCTGTAACCAGGTCAACCATTGACGACCTCCGGAGCCGCGGGCGGCGCGGGCGTGGGCGCCATCGGCGCCGGGATCGGGAGCGGCGCCGAGCGATCCCATCCCTCCCAACGGTCGACCTGTTCGGTCGTCAAGAACCCGGCGCGGAGCCCGGTCTCGTACGCCGTCCAGCGGGCCGACGTCCCGAGCCGCTCGAGCTCGCTCGTATTGATCCGGACCGCTTGCGTCGAGGGAACGAGCTCGGATAGCGCCTCCTCGATCGGCGCCAGGTACACCGGTTGCAGCGTCACGCGACAGAACGTCATCAATGCGTCGGCGACGTTCTGGTAGGTGAGCGAGCTCCCGCCGAGCTCGGCGAGGAGGAGCTCCGCGGGGAATATCCCGAGCCCGCGGGCGACCTCGAGCG